CGCGCGACGGTGGCGATAAGCTCGAACCCGCCGCCAACATCGGCGGAAACCAAGCCGCTCCGCCGAAGCCCGATCCAGAACCCGAAGACAAAGCCGCGCCGCCCATGGAAATCCGCTCGCCGAATGGACAAGCGCTCTTGGCGATACGTAAGCGGTTTGAGCAACTGATCCTCGACGCGGCGCAGCGGCTTATCAAGCGCGAAGTGCGGCAAGTGCGCGCGGCGGCGCAGAAGTTCCTGAAGACGCGCGACACGGCGGACATGGTTGTCTGGCTGGAAGAATTCTACGAGGACTTCCCCGGCGAATACCGCAAGCTCATGGCCGGACCGATGCGCGCCTTCACCGACACGGTTGGGAACGCCGTCGGCGGAACGCTTGATCCCCCATTCAACGATACATCGGAAGCATTCTTCGCGAAATACCTGGAGTCGGTATCCGAGACCCACGCCGCCTTCTCGAAAAACCAGCTACGGAAGATCCTCTCCGAAGCATCCGAGTCGGAGAAGCTGGCCATCCTCGAAAGCCGACTTGACGAGTGGGTAGAGAAGCGGGCGAGCAAGATCGCCGGGCGCGAACTCGTGCAAGCCGAAGGCGCAGCCATCCGCAACATCTTCCGCAGCAACGGAGTCACGAAGATCATCTGGCGCACTAATGGCGAGAACTGCCCGTTCTGCGACGAGCTGGACGGCCAAACGGTCGGCATCGACTCCAATTTCGCCGAGAAGGGCGACAGTATAGGCAACGAGGACGATCCTCGCGTCGAGCATGTCTACCGCGCGCCGGTCAACGTCATGCATCCGCCATTGCACGTCGGATGCGACTGCCACATCGAGAACGCTTAGGAGATCGACATGGAAAAGCGAACCTTTGAATTGAAGTCAAGAGAGGTCAGAGTCGAGGGCGACGACGACGCGCCGATCATTACCGGCCACGCCGCAGTCTTTAACTCCGAGGCACACAACGAAGTCATTCGCCCCGGCGCGTTCACCAAGACGCTCAAGGAGGGGAGAAACGTCTTCGTACTCGACAACCACGAAACGAGCAGGCCGGTAGCATCGACCGGCAACGGTACGGCCAATCTGTCGGAAGACAAGATCGGACTAGCGTGCGAAGTCGCACCAGACATGAAGACCAGCATCGGGCGGGACTGCGCACAGAATATCCGGAGCGGACTGATCACGGGCATGTCGTTTGGCTTCGAGGTCATACAGGACAAGGTCACAAAGCGATCCGACGGTGGCGACTACCTCCGCGAGATCTTCGAAGTGCGGCTATTCGAGGTGTCGCCCGTGACGTTCCCGTGGTACGAAAATACTGACGTAACTGTTAAAGCGCTCCAGGACGCAGGGGTTGACCCCTTGCAACTCCGTGAGGCGCTGGAACTGCGAGACCGGGCGCAAGTAGACGGACTGTTCGCGCCCGTTTGGACACCACGCGCCACAGAAGGCGGCGAAGATTCCACCAATGAGCCGGGACCAGCGTCCCACTCAAAGGCCGGGGTCGCGCGCGCGCGCCGTGAGCGTGAGATTGAAATATTAACATTGTAAACATCGAAAGGAAATGAGATGGAAAAGCTCAAGCAATTGCTAGAGCTTCGTCGGGCCGATCTAAAAACACTCCACCAGAAGACGGTGGACGAAGATCGGAACTTTGACGAAGCCGAGCAGACGCGATATGACGAATTAAAGGCGGAGATAGAGTCGCTCAAGTCACGCATCGCGCGCGAGGAAGAGATCGCATCGGAAGAGAGGGCATTCGTAGAAGCGCAGCGCGCACCCGGCAACTCTCTCGACGGCGGAGACGCCGAGGGCGAAGGCAGCCAAGGGCGCGTTGCCGTTGGCGCGGATCGGGAAGCGGAGAAGCCGTTCGAACACATCGGCGAGCAGTTGTTCGCGATCCGATCTGTCGGCGGACCCGAAGGCCCGGACAAGCGGCTACTTTATCAGGCGCGGGCGAACGGAATGAGCTCTGGTGTTCCAGCCGACGGTGGTTTCCTGCTGCAGAACGACTTTACCACTAACATCCTTCAGCGAATTCATGCTGAGGATACCGTGGCCGGGCGAGCGCAAGCGATCCCCGTTGGCCCGAATGCAAACGGAGTTACGATCCCGGCAATCGACGAAACGTCACGCGCCGATGGCTCGCGTTCCGGTGGCGTCCGTGGCTATTGGGTCGGCGAAGCGACCGCACCCACGAAGTCAAAACCAAAGTTTACACAGATTGAATTGAAGCTCAAGAAAGTTTCGGCCCTCTGGTATGCGACAGATGAGCAGCTTGAGGACTCCACGTCCCTTGGGGCCGTGGCAGAGATCCTTATGGCCCGTGAGCTGGAATTCAAAGTTGGCGATGCATTCATCAATGGCGACGGCGCAGGTAAGCCGTTAGGCATTCTCAACGCCGGGTGCCTAGTGAGCGCGGCGAAAGAAAGCGGCCAATCAGCCACAACCGTTGTATACGAGAACATCGTCAATATGTGGGCTCGCCTCTGGGCGCGTTCGCGCGCGAACGCGGTGTGGTTCATCAACCAGGACATTGAGCCGCAGTTATTCACGATGAATCTGTCGGTCGGCACGGGCGGCATCCCCGTCTATTTGCCAGCGGGCGGAGCATCGGCGAGCCCCTTCGGGAATCTGTTAGGCCGCCCTGTTATTCCGATTGAATACGCGGCAACCCTCGGCACGGTCGGCGATATCATACTCGCGGACATGAGCCAATATGTCAAGATCGACAAGGGCGGCATCAAGGGCGCAAGCTCGATCCATGTCAAGTTCATCGAGGGCGAGCAGACGTTCCGGCTCACCTATCGCATCGACGGCCAAGCGTGGTGGAGTTCCGCGTTAACTCCGTATAAGGGTAGTAACACTCAGTCCCCGTTTGTAGCCCTGGCTACTCGGTCATAAGGAGAAGAATATGAGCGGACAATTTAACGTAGCTGAAGAGCTGCACACCGTAAGCATCATCGCGCCCGTCGATATCAACGGCGGCGCTGTCGAGTCGGATTATTTCAACGTCAAAAGCGCGGCCTCGTGCCAGATCGTTCTGACGCTTGGAGTAACCGGCGCGGCAACCACGTTCACCGTGTATGAGTCGGACGACGCCAGCGGCAGCAATGAAACCGCTATCGCCTTCGCCTATTACGCGGAGACGACGGCGGCGGGCGACACGCTCGGCGCTCGGACGGCGGCAACCTCATCCGGGATCGCGACATCGACCAACGACGGGCTTATCTACGTCATCGACGTAGACCCGCGCGATCTGACCGATGGCTATCCGTATCTGGTCTTAAAGCTGTCGGACCCGAGCGCGGCAACCCTTGCGAGTGCGGTTGCCCTTCTGGGCAACATCCGGCACGCAGGATCGTCTAGTACGACGGCGATCACTTAATCGACGACAGGTACCTGGAGGGGCAACGCGCCCCTCCAGGCAACTGAAAACCATCGCCAACAGGCGAAAAGGATGTGAGCCATGGCTGGATCGTCTATGACGTTCGCCTATCACGACCTCGGAGCGATCAGGAAGATTATCGCGACGTGGACCAGCGACGACGCGGCGGGTACTGCGTCCGGCACGACAGAGAAGATTGTCGGCACGCTGATCAAAGGGATCACCGATCCTAGCGGAACGGCTGCCCCAACGGATGACTACGATATCACGATCACCGACGATCAGAGCTTTAACGTACTCACCGGATGCGCGGACGATCTCGCAAATCGCGACACTGCGAATACGGAGGAGGTCTATTTCGATCAGGCAGACCATGACAGATTTCCCGTTGTCGCGGACGCGCTGACTATCGCGGTCGCGGGGGCGGGCAACTCTAAAGAAGGCGTGATAACGCTCTATTACAGGGCAGCATAAACAACGCGGCGGCTGGCTTCGGCTGGTCCGCTGCAAGGAATAAACATGGCGCTACCGTCAAAAGTACAGGGCTCGCTCAACGAGCTAATGCAGATCACTTGGGCCGATGGCGACGGTAACGCTATCGATCTGTCTGGCGGAACGATAACCGCCGTCATCAAGAACAAGGCCACGGGCGTCTCGCGCGCGGCCACGGGATCCTTCGCGCTCGTGACAGCGGCATCCGGGATCTTCTCGTGGGACGCATCCGCCGCCGACGTGGCGGAGCCGGGCCAATTTGAGGTGCAATTCAAGGCGGCCCTCTCAGAAAACGAATACACCAAGTCGGACGACTGGGAAGTGTTCCCGGACCTAGCGTCCAGTGTGGCCGGGCTCGAATGGGAGCCGAATTGCTACGCGAGCATCGAGGACGCGAAGCGGCTCGGCGGCTACACAACGAGCGACTTTGACACGCTCTTTCTTCAACTCCTCGGGCAAGTCTCACGCGGGATCGACGACTTCTGTCACCGGACCTTCTACGTCGAAACGGCCACGCGGTATTACGGCACACAAGACAATCGCGAGAACTTGGAACTGCGCGACGACCTTCTATCCGCGACAACACTCACGGCGGACTCGGAACGCGACTGGACGCACGACGGCGAGACGTGGACAGATGGAACGGATTTCGTTCTTCAGCCCGACAACGTCTTCCCGAAAACCCACGTCTTCGCCCACATCACAGGCAACTACANCTTTCTACCGAACACGGAGCGATACATCAAGATCGTCGGGAGCTTCGGCTACGGCGACGGCGGGAGCGCAACGCCCTATCGATCCGTTTCGCCCACAGCCACGGTCGCGGACGCAACGGCGCGGGCGGTGACAGTCTCGGCGCCGGGCGCATTCGAGGCGGGGCAGACCATTCTCACTGAGACAGAGCAACTCTTTGTAAGCGCCGTCAACGGCACGACGCTCTACTGTACGCGCGGAGTCAACGGTACAACGGCGGCGGCACATACCGCGACGGCTATCAATATCTTTGTCTATCCGGGGCGCATCCGCCAAGCGGCGGCGAACCTCGCATTCCAGGCATTCAACACGCGCGACAAGAAGGGGATGAAGTCGGAGTTGATAGGACAGTACCAATACGTTCGCGACACGGCGGCGAACAACGAGGAAGAGATGGTCCAGCTTGTCGGGCCTTACCGGAGGATCAATCCGTAATGGGTTTGGAAAACCTCCTAAACCAGTCATGCAGCATTCTCGCCCCGACATACACGGCGGACGCGTACAACGCCCAAGTCGAGACGTTCTCGGTCGCGGCGAGCGCCGTCCCTTGCCGACTCCAATACGGTGAGGCGAAGGAAATGATCGGCGACGAGATCAAGGTCGTGTCAGGACACAAGCTATGGATGTCGCCGGGCGCGACTATCCGCGAAGACTACCGCGTTACGGTGGGCAACAAGACATTCGAGGTGAAGTCTGTCAACGATGTGCCGGGCGGCACGAGCCACCACATCCAGTGCGCCTTGAAACAGATTGAGACGATATGACTACGGCGATAAATTTACCGGACGTGAAAGGCATCTTGCGGACCGAGGAAGTCGGCGAGGCGGTGAAGCAGAAGATCGATGATGCGTCTTGGGAATTCGGCGAGGCCATCGCAAACACTGCGCGCGTGTTGGTACAGACTGACACAGGCGCGATGGGCGCGTCAATCAATGTGGCGCTGGCAAAAAAAGGCAGTAAATTTTTCATGACCGAGCAGCGCTACGTGCTCGTCAGATCCAATGACCCCGGTGCGTCAATGCTCGAACTTGGCAGCACGAAACGCGACTATCCAAGACAGCCGTTTATGTGGCCAGCGCTCGAACAGCGCAAGGGCGCGTACCTCCAGAAGCTGAAAGACATAATTAAATAATGGCAACGCAGATAGACACAATGGGCGTAATTCACGAGTACCTATCGACGCAAAGCGATCTCAACCTAGAGACCGCAGGCGAGGCGGTGCATGACATCGTGGGCACGCGCGTATATGTCGAGCAACTCCCGCGCAGCGTGGCGGAGCGAAGCCAAGCGGCGCTAGTCATTCAGCGGTTCGGCGGCGCAGGTAGCCCCTATACGACGGTGGACAACCCGCTAATACGGATCAAGTGTTACGGCGGCTCGGGCGCACTACGGGCATCCTTCACCCTCGCGCGCGCGGTGGGTGACCGTTTGAACGGCATCACGACGGTAGCGACGGCGACGGGCGTCATCATGTCGGCCATCGAAGTGCAAGGCGCACAGATCGTAATAGAGCAAGAGACAGAAGGTATGCACGCATTTGTTGATTACCAAATAGAAGTCAGGGCNGCAAGCTAAAAGGAGAAGAGACATGGCAGTTAAAACCAACTTGGTCGTTGGGCAGGGNACGCTCTATACGGCGGCTACCGGGGAGGCGCTGCCCGAGCTTGACGACATGGCTCCGCCCCTCATCACAGTAACGCCTGGCGGCAACTGGGTGGCTATCGGTGCGACGGCGGACAACGAGCCATCGCAATTTGAGTATACCCCAACATGGGAGCCGGTGCGCACCAACCAGGACACCGGCCCGATAAAACTTGTGCTTACAGCAGAGGAGGCGCTCTTCAAGGTCAAGTTTGCGGAGCACGACTTCCTGGCGTGGAGCACGGCGCTGAAAGGTGTGACGACGCTAGAGACGGTATCAGCGGGCGCGGACCAGACGGCCCAGGACATCATCCCCATCGGGAGTCCGGCTACCGTCAACGAGATCGCGCTTTTGTGGACGGGCACCAACCCGGAATCAGGCACGCGCGTGATACACATCCCCTTCGCGGTGGCAACCGCTGGCACCGTGTTTGGCTTCGACAAAGTCCAGACCGTCTATGATGTGGAGTGGACCGCGCTCACAGACCCGACGGCGACCGCAGGTGAACGCATGGCGAAGATGTATGATGTTACCGCCGTGGCGTCCAGCTAATGCAGACCGACGCAGACATCTTAGAGAACGCGCCGACGATGATCGATATCGCGGGCGGGAGCTACCCGTTTCCAGAGCCGGGCAAGCGGCGCGCGCGAGGGCTGCTCGCAATGATCATGAAAATTTGCGAGGACTTCCCGGCGCTGGCGACGACTGCGGACAAGGGCGGAGACGAGGGTGCGGACCCGGCCAATCCGAAGACGTTCGAGGATATGGTCGCCGATGGCTCGCTCGGGGAGATGCGCGAAGGGCTCGTGGCAGTGGACGCGATGCTCGATGTGATGTATACTGCAATCCCGGCGATGGGAAAGAACCGCGATCACATCGACGCCAAGGCCGACGAAGCGGAAATATCGAACGCGTTCACGGCGGTGGCGGAGGTAATCCAGCGCCCTTTCGGGAGTTCGGGGGAGACGGTGAAGACGCCGAAGTAGACGATCATATAGAGTCGGCTGTGATGGAGGCAGTCTGCTCGGAGTGGCATCTGGATCCGATGATAATTGAGGAGACGTGGACATTCAGCCAATTCTTCATGNTCACGAAGCGGATGACGGAGCGTCTACAAAAGCAGACGGACAAGAGCAACGGAGTAGAAAGAGACCATGGCAAGTTCGCGATGGCGACCGGCTTGGGCGGCGGGCAATATCCGAACATGAAGAGCGAGCGGTTGAAACGAGAGGCGGCCAATGAGCATTAGTCTCGGCACGGTGCACCTTAATATAGGCGCGAAAATGGAGGGGCTACAGAAATCTCTCGGCACGATTAAAAACAAGATAGGCCCGCAGCTCGCACAGACGGCACGACGCACAGGCACGGCGTTCACGGCCATGGGCGCGGCGATCAGCGGGGTGCTTTCGCTGACCGTAATATCGACTGCAAAGGCGGGCGACGAGATTCAGAAGATGGCCCTCCGTACAGGATTCTCGACCGAGGCGTTGAGCACATGGAAGCACGCGCTAGAATTGAACGATGCGACGCTGAAAGACCTACAAGGTGGAGTGAGGGGCATGGCGATGACGCTCGATGATGCCAATGATGGGCTCGCTACGGGCGTGGACGCGCTAGCCAAATTGGGGCTTACGGTTGTTGATTTCCAGGGGCTCAGCCCAGAAGAGACGTTCGAGAAACTGTTCTATGCTGTCGGGAGTGTCGAGGATCCGATCAAACGTCTAGCGGTGGCGAACGATATATTCCGGCGTTCCGGCATGGCGCTGCTTCCCGCAATCGCTGCCGGAAGCGAAGTCATCCGCGAACAGCGNCAGGAAGCCGTAACGCTNGGGAAAGTATTCAGCCAAGACGCGTCCGACGCAGCGGCGCTCTTCATGGATAATCTGGCAAGACTCACCGCCGCNATTGCCGGGGTAAAGTTTGTTACCGGGATGGAGTTGATCCCGACGCTCAATATATTGATCCCGAAAATAACTCAGGCAGTGGTAGAATTTCGGCAATGGGTGACCGATAACAGGGATACATTCGCGAGCATAACCAAGATTGTGGCCGTGGTTGGTGCACTAGCTATCGTACTAGGGCCGATACTTGTCGTCCTCCCAGGTATCGCCACGGCATTCAAGTTAGTGCTAGTGGCCATCGGTGCCCTCGGCGGACCAGTGACGGCATTGATCGCAGGAGTCATCGCCACCATCGCCGCATTTGGTGGATGGAAGAACGCTCTCTACGCAATCGGGTTCCCGATTTGGCTCATCATTGGGGCGGTCCAGACACTGATCGGATGGCTAAAGGACGCTTGGTTTTGGATCAAGAAGGTGTTCGGCTTCGGTGGCGGCGCTACAGGAATGACAGCCCCAGCGCTCCATCCGGTGATGCCGCTTATCTCGCCACGCACCCCAGCAAGCGCCACAGCAGCAACCGCAGGTACAGCCGCGAGCGGCGGATGGGGAGGCGGATCGCCCTTATCCGGCCCCGTCCTCAATATGAACATCCAACAATTCACGGGCACGGAAGGCAACGTAAACAATCTCGCGCGGACTCTAATGGGCGAACTCCAAGGACGGCTAATCAACAGGGGCATGTCCCCGGCAATGACGGGGTAGCATGGGATCCTCATTCTCATTTGACTCGACGGATTTAGGCGACGGCACAGCCGGAACCTACGGTCTCATCGTCGAAAAGACCTCCTTGCAAGGCAGTGCCGCTCCCGCACTGGACGTCCAGATCCCACCCCAGGGTCTGGGCGTCGTGCAGGCGGCGCACCACGGGGCGCGGGCCATCGGCCTAAATTGCATTGTCCGGGGCGCATCGGAGGCCGACGTATTCACGAAGATCGACAGCCTTATATTCAAGCTCGACCCGCGCAACGGACCGAAGGTGCTGAAGCTGGATCAGATTGCTAACAGATATTGGCTCGCAACGCTCGCAAGTCCTCCTAACTTTGAATGGGCGGGCGGACTGGCTGCGCGGACCACGCTCAACTTCATCGCGGCGGATCAGTACGGATATTCGACAACCGAGAGCGACGATAGCTTCTCACTCGTGAGTTCTCCGGATACATTCAACGTCGAAAGCGCCGGCGCCGTAGGCGGGACTGCCCACGCGCGCCCGGTGTGGTATGTCCGCAACGAGACCGGAGGATCCGTGGGAAGCGTAGTGCTGACCAACACGACGCTAGCCGAAACGACGACATGGGTTGGCACGCTTGGCGATGACTATTGGCTCAAGTTTGACAGCGCCGCTCAACAGATATCCAAGAGCGCCACCAACGGATCGGACCCAACCGGCCTCACCTATACCGTCTCGATGGGCGGCTGGCAGACGGGATCCGTGTTTCCGCGCTTGAAGCCCGCCACTCAGAATGCTTGTGCTGTAACGGGCGTGTCGGCTGGAACTGTGCGGTGGGTTTATCGAGCGAGATATTTGTGATGGACATAGATCAAGAGGTGGACAAGTTTTGCTGCTCGGCGACCCGTGGAAAATAATGGGGCGAAAGAAATGATCGTCAAATGCAAATGCGGCCTCCGCTCCGAAACGAAGGAATCCCAATACTGCGAGGAGTGCGGTCGCCGATTGATTGAGCGAGCCATCAAGCCGCCGATAAAGTACCGAAATTCCAAGCGACCCAAACGGGAGAAGCGCCGTGGCTGAAGACACACAGATGCAGAACGTCGTCAATAACGCGGACTCCACGCTTGACGGCTCGATCAATAGTAGCGTGACGTCGCTCGATGTCCAGACGGGCGACGGCTCGAAGTTTCCCGCCGCGCCGTTTCTCTTGACGGTCATCGACACTTCGACACTCGACACCAATGGCAACATGGACGCGGATACCGTCTTCGAGATCGTCAAGGTAACAGCCAAGTCAACCGACACCTTCACGATCCTCCGGGAGCAAGAAGGCACGAGCGGAACCGGCTTCGACGATGGCGATATCGTGAGCCACAACATCACGGCGGGGATGCTCTCGACTATCCACACTGTCATCCGCAACCGTGGGCTTGAAGGGCTCGTTGGATACTGGCCGCTCAACGAGGGGACTGGCACGGCGGCAAATGACCTTTCCGAGAATGCGAACACCGGCACGATCACGGCGGGCGCAGGCGGGTGGAGCAGTGACAGTCCGTTTCGCCAGAGCTATGAATTCGACAGCGCAGATACGGTCATTAACTGCGGCAGTGACTCGACGCTGGACGCTATTACAACGGTTACGCTGGCGGCGTGGGTCAAGGCCGATGGGTACGGCGAGACAAGTGGCGGTAGAATTATCGACAAGGGTCAAAAGCTGTTACTTGTAGCCCCGACCGAGAAACTTAGATTCCTCCACTTCTTCTCTGGNACAAATGGAGATTGGACAAGCGACTCAAATGCTCTTACGCTTGACGCTTGGCATTTNGTTGTNGTCANCTACGACAACACCAGCACTAGCAACGCTCCGGTTTTTTATATCGATGGCCAAAGCGTAACGGTCAACGAAGACGCGGCCCCAACTGGAACCGCCGACTCAGATGCGGGGCAAGACTTCAAGATAGGCAACAACTGGAACGCTACAATTACATTCGACGGCCACATCGCCGAAGTTATGGTATTCAACCGCATCCTCTCCGCCGAGGAAGTCCAGCGGATGTACCGGGCGCCGTCTGAAAGCCCTACACTTGCCGATCTAACGGTCATCGGCGACGCGGTCTTCCAGCCGACAACAGACTCAACCACCGCCTTCCAAATTCTCGACGCCGATGGCGGCACGCCGGTCGTCAATGTGGACACGACCAACGAGCGGGTAATGATCGGTACGGCGAGCGGCTCTGAGACTCTCAATGTACAGGGCTCAATCAAGGCGACGACGGGGCTACTGCGGTCGTATGACCAAAGTGTTATCTATATGTCTGGCGGGACGTCCAATGTGCTCGGCGGCAACATCTGGCTCTACGGTGAGAATGCTGCAGGTACCCCTAGTGAGATACATTTCCGAGAAGACAATACAGTGCGGATGAAAATAGACAACGCTGGCGTGACAATCGCCGACGATCTTATTGTGACCGCGCCAACCGTTCCGGGGTCTGCGGGAGCGACCGGGACAGTCGGCATGATTTCGTGGGACTCAAGCTACATTTACATCTGCATCGCGACCAACACATGGAAGCGCGTAGCAATAGCGACATGGTAGGAGGCTCAACATAATGGCGACAGAGGCAGAGCGGCAAGCGGTTTGGAACATCAAAGCGGGTGAAGTCCACATCGCATTCAGAAAAAGCGCGTGCGCGTTCGGCGCTGTGACTTCGGCGCTGGCGAAGCTGGCCGAACAAAAACCCGCTATAGCCAAGGCTATCGCAAGAGAGATCGCCCGGAGTCTAGGGGTTATCAGGCAAGCTCGCGAGTTATCCGATGACGATCTCGAAGATCGCGCTGCGTTTCGGAAATTCGTGCGAGCGGTGAGCGGTTTACCGATCAGCGAAGCCGACCGCTTGGCAATTATGAGCGACGCCAAGACAAAGGATNTTGTAACCGATGCCATTCGCCGCTAAGAAATTNGCGGCGGAAGTATTCAACTGGGATGCTTTCGCAGCCCCGGTTCCTGGCACCGCGCACGATGAGCAGATATATCGGATCGAAGTCCGCAACGCGGCGGGCACAATGCTCGCTATCCTCGACAAAGTCTATGCAGGATCCTGGCGGCAAAAGGTCAACGAGCCGGATGAGTTCACCTTTTCTTATCCGTTCAACGAGACCACGAAGACCGCGCACTTCGTCTTTCCGAATCAGGTCTGGCTGTACGACACAAACGCCTCGCAACCGCTCCAAAAGTTCTTCATCGCGGGCCGAAAGAAGATCAGCGAAGCGGCGGGTACGCGCTGGGATCTGCGGTGCAAGTCGCTCCTCGCTCAACTGAGCCGGGAGAAGATCGACAGCTACGCAGTCACGACAGCGACGAAGATCATCGCTATTCTGATATCCATATTCGAGGACGACCAACTCAACGCCTATCCATTCAAAGTCGGAAAGATCCACAAGGACATCGGCGACACGACCACTATCGTCAGCTTTGAAAACAAGTCCATCCTCTCGGCCATCAACGAACTGCACAAGGCGGTCGGCGGCTTCTTCTACGTGGACCCTAAGAGCAAGCGGCTCAACTGGACAGTCCAGCAAGGCGACTCGAAAGGGCAACAGATCCGGCTCGGCAAGAACATGATGAGCATGACGGTGGATGAGGACTTCGAGCAGATCGCCACGCGGTTGACCGCCTACGGCGAGGGCGTGACTCCGGGGACGAAGCTCCCACTAGCGGGTTCCGGCTATGTGGAAGCGAACACGGGCACATACGGGACGATTCCTGACTTNTACTCGGATCAGTCCATCGGCGACGTTGACCTCTTGACCAAGGTGGCGACGGAAGAGATCGCGCGGCGCTCGGTTCCGAAGAAGCAATTTGACTTGGGCGTGATCGACTTGACGCACGCGGGCGGCGATATCGACTACAGTTTCGAGAAGCTCCGGGTGGGCTCGAAGATTACCGTCATCAACGAGGATTTAGGGGAAGAGATCGAGACGCGGATATTAACCATCGACCGGAGTATTGACAGCCCGCTACAGTATGGGCTCGGGTACGGCGCTTCTATGCCGGGCACGCCTGGGCAGGTATCCATTCAGGTAAGCGATCCCGACGCGGGCGACGGACCGACGCGCAAGGATGACTTTATCGACGCGGTGGCGGAGTTGTTTGAC